CTCCAACCTCTTGAACTTTATTGTCAAAAAATTGTGCTAGCAAAGGCTCTGTTACTGGAAAACCTAATGCTGATTTAACTAAACCAGCTTCAACCATTTCATATGCTTCTTGATATCTCACTATGCTTTCCTTCTTCTAATTCCTTTAACATGCTTTTGTGACTTTGGTGGTGATTTAGTACTACCACCTTTTCCAGCCCAAAAAACTTTATTTGCCCAAAATGCAGCTGAAGATTTTCCTTTAGCAATATTTTTACCATGTCGAGCTTTAAAACTTTTTCTAGCTTCTGGGCTATAATTATGCCCCATACCTTGTGCGCCAAAACGAATTATTTTAACTTTACCATTTACTCTGACAGCAACCACAGCTTTTTTAGTTTTGTGATTAGGTGTCCTTTTAGGAGTATTTAATTTACTTAAACCTACCCGTTTAAGTCTTGCTTTTTCTGCTGGTGTCATATCTTATAATTACGGGGGGCATAAAGCCCCCCATAATCCTATTTAAACAAGCTTCATGATTGCATGAGTTTGTTCCTGACGAATCTCAGGACCTAGCTCAACTAACCATTCATCTGTTTGACCATCACTACCATCTTGCACAATATCTCTGCGAAGCTGGAAATCAGATTCGGCTAAGACACGAGCGTCAAAGTTAGCAAAGTCAATTGCAACAGCGTAGTCTTCATAAGCACCTCTTAACATTGGGTGAGGAACAAAATTTAATGTTCCAACAGGACCCATGTAAGACATAACTCGTAAACCTGCTTTTTCTTCTTCGCCCATCATAGCATTCATATTGCTTGAAGAATCAGCACGAACCATTGCTGTCAATTTTAACAACCACTTGTTAGATGCAAAAACAGTTTTTTCCATTGAACCATCCATAGTATCTTGGAAAATATGTTCTATAACAGCATCAAACTGTGCTTGTGTACCACTACTATTATCAAACTGTAATGAAGAATCAACATCTGCATTATTAGTTTGAATAACACCAGCGCTTCCACCAACCCCTAAACCTGCAAAGGTTCTTTGTGGATTAGCAGAACTTGCATCTAGGCTTTTAGCACCATTAAAAAGCATAGCGTATTCAACGTTAGCTTTTATCTGTGCTAGCTTTCTAGCTTGCAATCTTGCTAGTTCTGGACCACCATACTGCTCAGAAACTCTAGCAGTACGAGTGATTGTATAAGGTTCACGGAAGATTTGAGTGCAATTACTCAATCTACGAACCTTTTTACGAGTTTCAGAACCAACAGCTGCACCTTCAGCGTAAGTACCATTACCACCAGCAACTGCAAATTCGTTATCATCAAGAAAAGCTGTTTCAGCTTGAAATAAACCTTGTGATGCGTAATTTGCTGTGGTACCGTATTGACCAGCAGTTGCTACATATGTTAAAGTAAGAATACCTGAAGCATCAGCAGTAATTAAGTCACTACCATCAGCACATTGCTCAACTTGATAAACAGTTGAATCACTTGATTTGATGTGAAGACCAACAAACTGAACATGCTTATCAGTAGGTGATGATAAATTTACACCTTTACCAATAGCTACACATAAAAAATGCGTTACTGCTGTTTGTAAAGCTGCTGAACCACCTGCTACAGATGCTGAATAAATTGCTCCAACTTCAAACATTTCCATTTGAGCTTGTCTGCGAAATTTAACAACTGTGTGATGTCCATTAATTCCACCAGTTGCTGTATCAGCAACATCGGTACTTGTTATAGGAGTTTTAACGCTCCTCTTTATAAAGTATTCGTCTTCCATCCATTCAAAAATCGGCACGGGTGTTTGAACAGCCCCAGCACGACCTGAAATAGATAGCAAAGGTGTTACGGATTCATTGTAATAATAAATCTTTGGACCTAATTCGAGTACTTGTCTTTGTGTTCCGTCAGAAAACTGCGTTGCAGTTCCTGCTCCATAAGTAGACATTTGTCATACTCCTTTATTTTAAGGTTATTTGCTAAATTGCATAATCCCCTTCATAAAGCCATCTAATTCTTTTTCTTCAGGTTTCTTAACAGGAGTAGGCTTACCTTCAATAGCAGCGCCACTTTGAACTTTTTCCATCTCGAGAACCTTCGTTGAATCTTCTTTCTTTTTTTCTGAAGGTGAATTTGCATTTTCTTCTTTTTCATTTAGAACCTTCCACACCTTAACCATATTAGAAGTTGTTACATTGTCAGGACTTTTCATAAAACCATAAAATGATTGTATTTCTTCATCTGACATACCAAGTGATTTAAGTTCGTTAATTTCAGCTTGTCTAGCTTTTTTAACGTTATCTTCTGCACGAACTCCTTCGAAATGTTGCATAGCTTTTTTTGCACCTTGGTCAATTAACCATTGGTCATATTCCTGCCTCCAGACTTGGGAAGAAGAACCATCGTTTGCTTCTTCAAGTATATCATAATCTTCTGGTTTTTGAGGAGGACCACTAGCTTCTTGCTTTGCTGCTTCCTCTTGTAATTTTTCAACTACATTAGGATTCTTTTTTAGCCAGTCATCTATTATTTCTAGTTTTTCGTACTTTGTACTCTTATCACGAAGTTCGACTTCTGCTTTATCTTTTGCGCTCTGAATATTCTTATACGCATCAGCAAGTTTTTTCTTACCTTCTTCACTATCTTCAAACTTGTTATCAATAAGCCATTTTTTAACTTCTTCTACAGCTTCTTCTTCTTTTTGAGTTATTTCTTCAGATTTTTCTTCTGAAAGCTCAACAGATTCTTCTGTGTTTGATTCTATTTCATTTTCCACTTTTACTTCTTCAGAGCTTTCTGGGGGTACATTAAAATCATTTAACATATCCATTAAGTTATCTTTATTAGTATCTTGTGTACTTGTCGTATTTTCAGCCATTCGATGCTCCTTATTTTATGGTTATCCTAATCCCATTTGTTCGTCAAAAGGGTTAGGAGCCTGATTTTCTGAGTTAACCGTGCTTCTAATGTCAGCTAAATCAATAGCTGTTTGGTCTGTCATTTCTTTTTGCTTTCTTTCCTCGTTTTTTGCTGTCGCCCTCAAGTTGCTTACTGCCTGTTGTACAGGCTTAGTTGCTTCAGAAACCTCTGCTCTCATTTTGCTATGGAACAATTCTCTATCTCTAGTTTGCAAATCGCCAGATAATGCTTTTACTTGTTGAGATAGTTGTTGGTTCTGCGCTCTTAATTGTTCTATTTCACTCATTCTTGCCATTAGGGATGGTTTGTCTACATCTCCTTGTAAGCCCATAATTACCTGTGTTTTGTCATATATACCTGCTTGTAATAATTGTATATCCCTAGACAAATCAGCAGTTGGACTTTTTGAACGAGTGCTACCAATTACTACATGAATATCTACTTCAGCAGTTGTTACATCATACATTCTTTCAATAGCTAATGTATAATCATTAATAACTGGTACATTAATTTTTAATTCTTTTTCTATTCCAATAGGATTTACTACCCTTAATACTCTTTCTTTATCATACACATAAGGTACATATTTTGATACAATTTTACCAACATGTGTTAACATATCATACACAGGTAATATCTTCCAATTTTGTTTTCTTGAAGATGCTTCATCCATAATTCTAGCTTCGCCAAACGTACCTACTGCACCAGAAGGATTCCCTTGTTGGAATTTGTAAGCACCAAATACAGTTTCTATATCTGTTTCATAACGTTGCTTTTCTACATAAAGTTGGGAACTTATTGCAGGTGGAGATAGTTCTTTTATTTTACCTTCACGGAGCGCTGAAGGATTTGCTCTAATAATCGCATTAGGAACAAACCATTTTTCTAATTCTTCTGGGTCAATCGCACCATCCTCATAAATTAATTTAAAGCTAGCTGTACTAGTAGCGTGAGAAATAAGCAATGCCTCAGTTCTATTTAACATTCTTTGTGGAGTTTTTGCATGCCTTACGTCACCAGCAGGATAGGGATTGCCATTATGCTCATTACAAGCAGGAACAATAGGATAATCTTCTAATGGTAAAACAATATCATATATTAGTGCATCACCAATTACAAAAGTTTCTCTAACTCTTGTAACATAAATTTTTTCTTCTTCAACTTGATTTTCTTTTATATAGGCTTTATAACGTTCAGAATTTTTAAATTCATCAAATTCTTTTTTGTTAAAACTTTTTTGTCTGCTTGTTAGCTTATCTGTTAATAATACTTGCTCTTCATTTACCTTTGACCAACGTATATACCTTCTAACTTTTGGTTGCCCGTCATCATTAACATCTGTTCTACGAATAATTTCATCTCGATTATATTTAGCAGTAGCGTATTCATCATCTCTATAATCTTCGTTTGCGTCTTCAATTTCTTGAGCATGCTCTGGAAACATAACCTTCATAGCATCTTTAGTGCTAACATCTGAAAGCATAATAGATGCTGCATCTCTAAAGAATGGGTCAGTTGAGTTAGGGTCAACGTATATATTTTCTGGAGCAACTCTTTTTATCTTTATGCCACCCCTGCCTTGTTCTGCTTGCCAATCAGGATATACATACATATATCCCATTCCTTTTACAGTATAATCTTTTACAATACTTCTAAAATGTCTATCACCATCAGAATCGCTCCATATTTTATCTAAAAGTTTATTGTAAACAAATGCTACTTCCGAATCTGTTTTGCCTACAGGTCTTACATCCCATTCAGGACTAGAGCCTGCAACATTTGATAAAACCTGTTCAACAGCAGGTCGTATTTTATTATTTGCTTCAGGAGGTTGCCCGACACCTATTAAATAATCTTTTTGCGATTGGGTAAGCTGTATACCTAAATAAAATTCTTCATCCTCTGCCATTTGAAATTTATGTTCTTCAGCAGAAGATTGATACAGGATATACTCATTATTTATGTCAGACGCAGAAATTTCGTCAAGTTTGATATTTTTTAAACTTATCATACTACCACATATTAGTTAATAATTTGAATATTATGCAAATATAGTTTTTCCAGTTTGCCAATCAATTCCACGAAATGTAGAACGACTTCTATACTCTGCCCCATCGTCATCGTAACCATGTCTAGGTGCATAAATATCATCAATAGCCCATCGTAATGCATCTAGTGTGTCTTTTTTAAAACTACCATGCTCTTTAAAATTAAGTAATTCTTGTTCTAGCTCCCAATGGGTATCTTTTATTTGCATAGCATTTC